CGGGGTGCGCGGCGGTGCGGGGGGGGGGGGGGGCGGCGGCGGCGGGGGGGTCGCCCCGCTGATTGCTCAACTGGTGGAGCAACTGGCGCCGGTGATGACTCAGCTGGCCGAGCTGCTGGCCCCGATCATCGAGCAGCTGGGTGCGGCGCTCATGCCGGTCATCCAGGCACTCGGCCCCGTGCTGTCGGCCCTGTTCGCGGTCCTCGGACCGCTCATCAACGACCTGCTCGCCGCGATCGTTCCGGCCATCGGCCCGATCGTGAGTGCGCTGTCGGCGGCCCTGATCCCGGCGTTCCAGCTGGTGGGGACGACGGTGAAGGCCCTCATGCCGATCGTCATCCCGATCATCAACATCATCCGGGACGCCTTCGTCAACATGATGAGAGTCATCCAGGGCATCGTCAACGTCGTCATGGGTATCATCACGGGTAACTGGTCCCAGGCGTGGAACGGGATCAAGCAAATCGGCACGGGGGTGTGGAACTACATCAAGTCGGCGTTCTCCAACTTCGGCCAGCTGATCGTAGGAATAGCCCAGGCGGCGTGGAACCTTCTCGGGAGCGTCATCTCCGGCGGGTGGAACCTCATCAAGTCCGGAGCCTCGGCCGCATGGAACGGAATCACGTCCACCATCTCCTCGGGAGTGAGCCGGGCCGTCAACTTAGTGCGGAATCTCCCCAACAGCATCAAGAACATCTTCTCCAACGCGGGTTCGTGGCTGCTGAGCGCGGGTAAGAACATCATCAACGGCCTCCTGAACGGGATCTCGTCGATGATCGGGGCGGTCAAGAACAAGCTGAGCCGGCTGACCAGCATGCTCCCGTCCTGGAAGGGCCCGGCCCCCGTCGACAAGGTCCTGCTCACCCCCGCCGGTGAGATGATCATGCAGGGCCTCATCAATGGGCTGGAGAGCCAGTACGGCGCCGTCCGCTCCTCTCTTCAGGGGCTCACCGAGGACCTGACCAAGCCCGCCACGATCGGGCTCAGCGCTGACGTGCAGCCGCTCCCGGCACGGGCCTCGGCCGGCCGCCCGAACCCTGCCCCGGAGTCCTCCGGATCGTTTGATAAGGGAAGCCGATCAGGCGCTACAATCAACATCACCAACAACTATCCGCAGGCCAAGCCGGACTCGAAGACTCGGGACGAGGTCGCCGAGGGTCTGCGACTGGCCGCGATCATATGAGGAGGGTCACCCACCCATGGCCATCTACTCACTGGACGGCACTGACCTTGACGACATGCGTCAGCGCTGGGTGCTCGCTGAGGGGACGACGCTGTCGACCCGCGGCGAGCCCTGGAACGCCTCCGTGGACATCCCTGGGCGGTTCGGGGTGCTGCCGATCGCGCCGTCCGTCCTGAAGTCTGCCACCGTCGCCCTGAAGTTCACCGTGTTCTCGTGGGCCGACGGCCGAAACGGGAACCGCTGCAAGGAGGGCCTGGAAGTCCTGGAGCGCAACTACCAGGACCTCCTGCGACGCCTGTACGCCTTCGGTCGCCTCCAGACCCTCCAGTACACTCCCAAGGGATCCCCCGTCCGCGAGGCTCAGGTCCGGCCTACGTCCTCCGTCGAGCCGGTCCTCGACCCGCACTCGGAGACGATCACGTTCGCGATCACCTACGAGATCGTCTCCGGACTATGGCGCAGCCCAGTCGACATCGTCGACCACCTTAGCGACATGTCGAAGTTCAACGGCTGCGTGATGCCGATCCCGGACGGGAAGCTGATGCTGGAGCCGACGGCCACCTCGTGCACCGTCAGGGACAACGTCTCTGGCACCTCGATCACCTTCAACGGCTCATTGACCGGCGGCGAGCGGCTGATCGTGGACGTGGCCCGCTACCGGGCCTGGAAGAACCCGTCCATCGAGTGGGAGATCCAGCCTAACGCCCGCAGCGCCGACGGCGAGATCTCGATGAGTCCCGGAGGGTTCCGTGCCACGCCGAACGCTGACGGCCGCATCTCGATGACGCTGACCAACGTGTCGGGCCGCTTCCGCGGAAGGATGGCCTACTGATGCCACGCAACATGGCCTTCGCGCGCGGCATGGCCATGCGCTACGTCGCCTACGAGCAGGCCGGCGCCCGCCTGGGCGTCCTCCCCGATGCTCTGGCGGGCACGTTCACGTGCCCTCGCCAGGCCACGCCGTCGCTCACGCTCTCCTACCCGAACGGGGACATGGGCGTACGTGGCGGCCTGCTCGACTCCGCCGTGGAGATCGCCGTCGAGCTCTGCTACGACGGCCAGACCTGGCACGAGCCCTACAACGCCCGCTTCACCAACCTGTCCTCCGAGTGGAACCTGATCGACGACGGCACCGAGCGCCGTCACGCCGACCTGATCCACATCGGACACCGGCTCGAGGGAGCCCTCGTCTGGAACGTCCCGTTCAACTCCATGGACAAGGACGGGAAGTACAAGTTCAACTCCCGCAACGCCGGCGAGATCCTGCGCACCGTGTGGGACGCCGCCGTCAAGCGCGGATGGGGCGCGGGCCTGACTCTCGACGTCAGCACCTCCATCGACTCGGCCGGGCAGGGCTGGGCGTTCCAGACGACCATCGCCTTCGACCCCTCGGTCTCCATCAAGTCGATCCTCGACACGCTCATGAACATGGGCATGATCGACTACCGGTGGCGCGGGCGCACGTTGCAGGTCTACAACGCCGACTCCGCCTTGAAGCGGGAGAACACCGACGTCGTGTGGCGCCTGGGCGCCGGCACGTCGTCGGCCCCGGAGAAGCTGGACTGGTCCCAGCTGTGCACCCACGTCCTCGTGAAGGGGGACGAGGGGCGCACGTGGACCTTCCCCAACCCCGAAGCCCCGGCCGGGATGCCCCGCACCGAGAAGGTAGTAAGCGCCGGCGGCGTGGCGCTGGAGGCCACGGCCCGGCGCGTGGCTGACCTGACCCTTAAAACCGGCGCCACCCCGGCGGCGGAGGTGAAGCGAGAGTGGGAGGCTGACGACCTCCAGTGGCTCCCCTTCGAGGACTACGCCCTTGGCGACTGGATCAAGGTCGAGCGTGGCAACGGCCTGGAGCGCATGCGCGTCACCCAGATCTCGATCTCGGTAACCGAGAACGGGCGCTGCCAGGGGCACACGACCTTCGGGACCATGCTCGACGACGTCCTCTCCCGCCTCGCCAAGCGCCAGAAAGGCGTGCTGGGCGCGGTCAACTCGGACGGTAAGAACCCCCGCCCGGAGACCCCGAACGGTAAGAACGCCCCCGCCGCCCCTCAAGGGCTGATCGTCACGTCGGCCGCCGTCATCGGCGCCCAGGGCGATGCCGAGGCCGTCGCTACGATCCAGTGGCAGGCGGTCTCCACCGACACGGCCGGCGTGGCCGTGGACGTCACGGGCTACGACATCTCAGTCAGGGAGGTCCCCTTCCAGGCCGGACGTCTGAACACGTCCAAGGACCCTACCGGCGAGGTGTCCGGGCTGATCCCCGGCAAGAAGTACGCCTTCAGTGTGCGCGCCGTCACACGGGAGACCTTGGGCGTGTGGTCCCCGGAGATCATCGAGACGATGGCTACCGACGTCACGCCCCCGCCAGTGCCTCCGCCGCCTCGCCTGTCGCAGACTCTTGGCGTGCTCAACGTTGGCTGGCTGATGCTCGGCGAGAACGGAGAGGGCATGCCCGCCGACTTCGCGGGTGCCGAGGTGAGCGTTCAGCTCCCCGGCGTGGTGCCGGGAGTGTTCAGTACCATGCCCACCCCGGTGCAGCGGATCTCCCTGGCTGGCCTGGAGATGCGCGAGTACGAGGTGCGCATGCGCACCTACGACCGCGCAGGGAACCGGTCGGCCTGGGGCAAGCCCTCCACCATCACCCTCAAGCAGAACATCGACGCCGACGCCATCGCGAAGCAGGTGGAGGACAGGCTCAAGGGTAGTGACGCCATGCAGCAGGCTGCCCGCGAGGGGACCCTCAAGGAGATGAAGCACCTCACCGAGGCCATGACCCAGGTGGCCACCAACCTCGTATCGTCGGGCCCCGTCCCGCCGGATAGTGGGACAATAGGTTCCAGCATGTGGATCGCACCCGATGGGCGAATCTTCGTCCTCAGAGCTGAAGGAGACAGGTAATGCAGCCATACGCAGCCGCTAAGCAGTGGAGGGACGGGTTCGGCGCGAACGAGACCCGGATCACCGCCGCCGACCTCATTCACATCGAGGACGGCATCAGCGCAGCCACCCAGGGCGTGACCAACTTGGAGACCAAGGTTGCGGGCCAGCCGGCCGAGATCCTGAAGCAGGTCCAGGACATCGCCCAGGGCATCCGCACGGCGCTGGACAAGGCGATCCCCGTCGGGACGATCGCCATGTTCGGAGCCGAGAGGGACCCGGAGGGATGGCTGAGATGTGACGGGCGTCTCCTGGACCGCAACGCCTACGCGAAGCTCTTCGCCGTTATCGGGACCGCTCACGGGTTCACCAGCTCCAGCAACTTCCGCCTGCCGGACATTCGGGAGCGCTCAGCGGTCGGCTCGGGCACGAAGTACAGCATCGGCGACAAGGGCGGTAACGCCACCGTCACCCTGACCACCAATCAGATGCCCGCCCACACTCACCAGATCGGTGAGGTCGAGGACCAGGACCGCCGCTTCCAATCCCGCACCGCGGGCCAGGACATCGGCATCGGGTCCAGCGGCTACACCTACCTGACCTCCACCGGTAACAACCCCGGCGGGCGCAGCCCGATCGCGACGACCGCCGGCGGGGCCCAGCCCGTCGACATCCGCAACCCATACATCGGCCTGCCCTACATCATCAAGGTGTCCTGATGCCCGGACCCACTAAGCCGTTCCTCTCCCCCGCGGAAGCGCGAGGCGGGCAGTACGTAACCGTCCCGGCGTTCGCCACCCCGGGCCACTCATCCCCGTCAAACACGCGGGACGCTCCTGGCTCGACCATCGTCTACTCCCCGAAGGGGTGGCGCTGGGAGGAGGCCGGTGACGACTACTCCAAGACGGTCTCCAAGCTGACCGCCGCCACGATGGAGTCCGCGGTGCGTCGCGTCAAGACGTCCTTCGGGGAGGTCTTCTACATCCGCGGGACCTCCGACACGCTGCCCCCGTTCTCGGGCGCCGCCGTCGGGGACACGTGCCGCGTCCAGGACGCCCAGACCTTGAACATCGTGGCGGAGTGGCGCTGGGACGGTGCGCGCTGGGAGCGTATGCGGGTCACGAGCGAACAGATCAGCAATCTAGACGTCGGCAGGCTGACAGCAGGATCGGCCAACATCCCCGAGATCGCCGCCCGGAAGATCGCCTCCGACGTCGGCCGCTTCCTGGAGATCACGACCGACCAGCTCACGGTCACCGGCAACGCCTCCTTCGTTAACGCTACCGCCCACCACGTGTGGACTGAGATCGTCACGGCGGGTCAGGGCGAGTTCGAGCAGATCAAGGCGGGCATGCTGGCCGCCAACTCCGTGAACGCCTCCAACATTCAGGGTGGCGCGATCGACGGGCAGGTCATCACCGGGGCCACGCTCCAGACGTCCAAGCGGAACAACGACGGCATCAAGGTCGACCCCTGGGGGATCCGCGCCTACCGGCCCAATGGCAGGATGGCGTTCTCCGTCAATGCCGCCACGGGCGGCGTGTACGTTGACGGGGACGTCGGTATCTCCGACTCCTGGTCCAAGGCGCGGTTCGTGGACATCATCGAGCAGCTGTCCGGTAACGATGTGGGCCAGAGGGGTGACCGGTGGGGCGTCGGCCTGGAGATGAACAGGCTCTCCTCGCCCTACAAGTACTCCGCGCTAGTGACGTTCAAGGAGGACCCCACCAACCGGGGCGGGATCCTGTACTTCCAGGCCCCGTCCAACGCTGACAATGGAACCCCGAACATGCGCCTGTCCACTACTGGACTTCAGGTGTACGGCGGGAAGACTGTCAGCTGGAGCATGAGCGCGTCTAACTCGGGCTTCCAGGGAGGCGCCGCGGGCAGGGCGTCGATCTCGGTCAACAACTACTCTTCGAGTATCGGCATGAACGGGGAGATCCCGTTCATGGTAGAGCGTGACGGCTGCCACATACGCCCCTTCGGGGACCGTTGGAAGGGATTCTGGGTAAACAGCCGCGCAACCATTATGGGGTGGGAGTCCCAGAAGCAAGCCATTGTCGATAAAGACGGCTTCCGGGCGGTAGGCGGGAAGACGTTCATTATGCGCGTCCCCGGCGAGTGGCAGAAGCGGAAGAAGATGCTCCAGCACTGCTGTACCGAATCCCCATACGATGGCATTGAGTACTGGGAGAACGTGGTCCTGGACAGCTGCGGTCGAGCCACATGGGCACTCCCTGACTATGTGCCCAAGATCGCCTCCCCCGCCGCGCCCTGGGTGGCGTTCACGTCATCCAAGGCTGTCGCAGTCATCAATCGCACCGGCTATGGCGTGGACGCGGAGCCTTGGACAGTGGACATCTTCGGCAAGCCCGGTGAGGTGGTCGGCGTCCTCGTGAAGGGTGCACGTCAGATCGACGACTGGGACCCGGACACAGACGTCGTAAAGCTGCGGGACCGGGCGGTAGAGTCCGTGTGGGTAGACCCGCCACTCCCCTCCCCCTCCGGCGAGGAAAATGACGTCCCCCGCGATGGGTGGGGTGTAGCAATTCCGCCTAAGGACTGGAAACCTGAAGGAGACAACGATGGAAACACAGAGCACACAAGTTGACGCCATCGCGGTGGTGGACGCTCTCACCTATGAGATCGCATCCCTCACCCGACGAGCCGTTATCGCCGAACAGCGGGTGGCTGCCTTGGAGGCCGAGCTGGCCGCCGTAACCAACCCTAAGGAGAGCAAGTGACCGTAGGATCCGTAACCGCCGAGATCGCGCGGGAAATCTGTGACAACCAGCCCGTCGGCTACAGCCAGGGGGAGGACCGGCGCACCTGGTACGCGGCGGCCGACGCCCATGGTCGAGTCTCCAGTCCGCAGAACGCGGACTGTTCGAGCCTGGTCGCTGGGTCGATCTCCTACGGCCTTCACCACACCTATGGCGTGCCATGGGGCCACAAAGCCCTGTTGGAAATCAACGATTTTTGGACGGGGAACCTCCGGTCCGGTATGGAGGCCCGAGGCTTCGAGGAGGTCAACTGGCCCAACGAGAACCTGACGCCGGACGGCGGTTTCCGGGTGGGTGACATCGTCCTCAGCGCAGCGAATGAAGGTGGCGTCGGCCACGTCATCGTGATCGTCGAGGACGGTTACGACCCGCTTGAGTCGGAGGCGTGGATCGCCGAGACTGGCGACATATACGGGGAGCGCGGCGACCAGACCGGCCAGGAGACCCGCACCGAGCGGTACAGCGAGCACCCGCACACGCTGCGTGGGGCGTGGACGTCCTGTCACCGGTTCACCGAAGCGAAGTTCCTCAGGCAGTGGCCTGAGTTCGCGAAGGGGAAGCCGGCCTCCAAGCCGGCCGCCCCGGCAGCCCCATCCGTCCCGGCTCACGCGCACGGTATCGACATCTCCAGCCACCAGGGTGGGCTCAATATCGCCGCGATCTGGGCTGATTTCATCATCGTCAAGGTCACGGAAGGCACCGGCTACGAGAACCCGTACTGGCGCACTCAGGCGGAGGCGACGCTGGCCGCCGGGAAGAGCTTGGGCCTCTACCACTTCGCCAACGACGAGGACGCGGGCGAGCAGGCCCGCTACTTCCTCGACCGCGCCAAGAGCTACGCGGGCCGCGCTACGTTCTGGCTGGATTGGGAGGCGAGCGCCGTCGGGCTCGGCCCCGGCCCCGCGCTGGCGTTCCTGAACCAGGTGGCAGCCGAGACGAAGAGCACGCCGGGTTTCTACACCTACCAGAACGTGTTGAGCTCCTACGACTGGTCTGCCGTCGCCGCTCGGTACCCGCTGTGGGTGGCCGGCGGCCCGGACTACTCGGACTATGGCCGGGCCTACTCGGACCCGCCCGTCCCGAATGTCCCCTACTGGGGAGGCGGTGCACTGATTCACCAGTACACCGAGGACGGATACCTACCGGGCTACAGCAAGCGGCTCGACCTGGACCGCCTGCGCGACCGCAGCGCCTGGGACCGGATGATCGGCGGCGGCCGGGTCACCGTGAGCGCCCCGGCCGCTCCCGCACCGCAGGTGAGCCCCTACACCGGCAAGAAGAACCGGTCCGACGGTCAGTCGGAGCTGGTCTGCAACGGCGTCTTCGGTATCGCGACGATCGGGCGTCTTCAGCAGGTCATGGGCACCACCGTTGATGGCGTCCTGGACGAGGACGGCAGCCCCGCGGTGGAGCGGCTCCAGACGTTCCTGAACGCGGCCGTGCCTGCCGACACTCAGACCGCCCTGAACGAGTCGCCGCGCCTGGACGAGGATGGCGTGCTCGGCCCGGCCACGTGGCGCACGCTCCAGTTCCTCATCATGGCCTGGCACAAGGAGTACTTGCCCCAGGGCTGGGACTTCGCGGACTGGGTCGACGGCGAGGCAGGTACTGCCACGATCGGCGCGCTCCAGCGGGCACTCAACAACTCCAAGGCCGGATCTCGCAGGCTGTGGTGAGGTAGTGACATCGTCGTGACCTATAGAAGGCTCACAGACTCATAGGGATACACTAAGGGCGGGGACTCACGGAGGTCCCCGCCCTTACCTATGGAAGGAGAACATGTGAAGTACGCAACCGCGACGTTCTGGGAGGGCCTTGCCGAGCGAGCCATCTCCACCTTTGCGCAGTCCCTCGTGGGCGCCTTCGGCGTCGGTTCCTCGCTCTTCGGCCTGGACTGGAGGGGCGCTCTCGGCATCGCCGGCGCGGCCGCTCTGGCCTCAGCCCTGAAGGCGTTCTCCCTGCCTGAGGAGACCGACCGCGCCGTGGCCTTGGCCGAGTCGGAGGCCTACAACCCCCGCCACGCCTCCGGCCTGGCCGGCTGAGGTAGGCCCATGGATTCAGCAGGGCAGTCCTCGCCGATCCTCGCAGTGCTCGCCTCGCCGGAGGTCATCACGGCGGGGACTGCCCTGCTGGCCGCCCTCATCACCTGGCTCAGGGTCACGATCAACAAGCAGCAGCAGCGCCTGGAGGAGAGGATGACGCGGATGAGCGCCCACGTCGTGAGGGCGGCCAACGCGGCCGAGTCGGCCTCTGAGGGCGTCCACAACAACCACGACTCGAACCTGAGGGACGACCTCGACTCAAAGTTCGGTCAGGTCTTGGACGGGCTGGCCCGCCTGACCGCATCGGTCGACGACCTTCGCGAGTCGGACCGGCAGCACGACGCCCGCATGGCCCGCCTGGAGACGCAGATCGAGGGGGTCCGCAATGACGCCCGTACTGATAGGTCCCACCTGTACACGGAGGTCCAGTCATTACATGATCGGATTGATAGGGTAAAGACTGAGACGAACCCGTTACGTCAGGAGCCCCGATGACCTCCCCCGCCGCAACGATCACCGGCCGCGTCGTAGGCCCTGACGGCCTGGGGCGCCTGGGCCGCATCACCTTCACCCCCGCCGCCCTCGGCGCCCCGCTCCCGGCGCGGGACATCGTCGCAGGTCGGACGTCGATCCGCATCGACACTGACGGATATCTAGTAGGCCCTACGGGGCGGTCGGTAGCTATCTCCCCCGGAAACTATGAGATAGATCTCAATATTCCAGGAGACCTTGGGGGCCATGTCCGAACGACTCGGGCCCTGACCGACGGTGACGTGCTTAACATCGCGGATCTCCTCGCGACGGCGCCACCGCCTCCACCACCCGGCCCTCCCCAGCCGCCCAGCCCCTCCCCGGACCCCGGCGCCAGGGGTGTCCGCATTGCGGGACAGCCGGGTATCCTTGAGGCTATCAATAGGTCTGAAGTTATAGACTTAGGCAATGGAGTTCTCACCTGGAGGTAGACGGCTATGGCCGATCTCACGTGGTACAGCCGAGAGGGCGCCGATCAGCGGTTCCTGACGAAGACCGAGGGGGCCGGCCTGGCGACCAAGGCCGAGGTCACTCGGGGCGACGCCGCTCTCGGCGGCCGGCTCGACGCCGTCGAGGCCACGGCCGGGGCCGCCCTCCCCTCGACCACAGCAGCATCCACCTACGCCACGAAGGCCGAGGTGGAGGCCGTCAAGCAGTCCATCCCCCAGGCCCAGGCGGCGCCCGACCTGTCCGGCTACGCCACGAAGGCCGAGATGCAGGCCGCCGACGGAGCGCTCGGGCAGCGCATCGACACCGTCTCCGGCGTCGCCTCCGCCGCGGCCACGAAGGCCGAGCTGGCGCAGTACGCGACCACCACGGCCGTCTCCAGCACCTACGCCACCAAGGAGGCCCTGTCCGGCTACCTCAAGTCCGCCGACGCAGCGGACACCTACGCCACGAAGGCGGCCCTCGCCCAGGCACAACTCGGCGGCGGCCAGGCTCCTGACCTGTCGGGCTTCGCCACCAAGGCCGAGGTGCATCAGGCCGACTCCGCCCTAGGTGTCCGCATCGATCAGGTCAAGGCCACCGCCGATGGGGCTCTCCCCAAGGCCGAGGCCTCTGCCAAGTACGCCACCAAGGAGGACCTGAAGGGATACCTTACCTCGACGGCGGCGGGGACAACCTACGCCACCAAGTCGGACCTGGCCGAGGTCCGCTCCGCCATCCCTCAGGTCCCCCCGGCACCGGACCTGTCCGGCTACCTCCGTTCGGCTGACGCCGCCAGCACCTACGCAACGAAGGCCGCCCTGGCCGACTACGTCACCCGCTCCGACGCCGATCAGCTGTACGTCTCCAACGACGACCTCCAGCGCGAGCTCGGCCAGAAGGCCAGCCTGACTGACTTGAACGACGTCACCCGGCGAGTCGACTCCCTCGGGACCGCACTCTCGCCGTTCAAGCCTGGGGAGCGTTACTACTCCCCCGTGACCTACTTCTGGCCGGACTACTACGAGGACGGCAAGCCTGGCAAGACCTCGAAGTGGGCGCAGATCTTGAAGTTCGCGGGGTCGCTCGGCATCGTTATCCTCAATCGCAACAGCGGCAACTGGGACGAGTTCAACGTAGACTTCAAGAAACAGGCCGAGCTCGCCCTGGCCGCCGGCGCGAAGCGCGCCGTCTTCTATGTGAAGACCCAGTACCTCTCGGCAACTCTCCCGGCGGGTGACCCCGGCCGCACCAACGTCCCCAACGTCGACAAGTACACCCCCGACTACATCCTCGGCCAGATCGACAAGGCGAAGACCCAGTACGGGGACGTCTGTCAGGGCGTGTTCCTGGATGAGACGATCAACGGCTGGGGCGCTCAGGCCGGCCGCATCCCGGCCTACAGGTCCCTCATCGACAAGATCCGCGCCAAGTACGGCAAGGACTTCCTCATCGTGGTCAACTCGGGCTCGAACATCTCTGAGGACATGTGCAAGCTCGACTTCGACGTCTGCATGATGTTCGAGAAGGACGCCACGGCGTTCCTGAACGAGGACCCCGGTACCCCGATCCTCCCGGACCACATGAAGGCGTACCCGTCCACGCGCTGGTGGGCCGTCGTCCACGGGGTTACCTCCGAGAACTACCAGAAGGTGTTCGACAAGGCTAACAAGCTCGGTATCGCCCACCTGTACATCACGGACGGGCAGCTGCGTGAGGACCCGCAGCAGGGCGGCCAGTGGGAGCCGGTCGGCAACCCCTACGCGAACCCGCCGTCGAGTCACATCCTTGAGCTCGTAGTGCCGTGGCTGAAGGGCTACCTGCCCCTGAAGCTGGAGGTGGACGATCTTCGCTCTCGCCCCAAGGTCCTCTCGCTCGGTAAGCATGAGGCGGTCCCAGCCGGGACGCCTGCAGGAACGATCATCGTCAGGAAGGACGTGTAGTGGCAGATAGCGTGCTCCCCCCATTCGGGACGTGGTGGCGCGGTAGCGGCGTACGGGATGGAGATGGGGCGCTGATCCGCGTCGGATCCTCGTCAACCCCGTACGACCAGTACGCCGCCCCGCGCGCCTCTGGTAAGTGGACGATCGAGTACGAGTACTCGGCCGACGCCGAGGCCGTCGTGTGGATCGTCATCAACCGGTTCAGTGCTGCGAACGTGAGGCTCGGGGAGGCGGCCATCTTCGACCGCCGGCTACCGGCCGCGCAGAACAGCAAGATCGTCCTCGACTTTGACCTCCCGGCTACGGTGACTGACAAGTGGCTGCCGTCGATACGCGTGCACGAGGGCGCGGACGTGAAGTTCCACTGGCTGAAGACCTACGAGACCCCGGCGCCCTCCCCTACCGGCCCCGCCGCAACCGTGTGGACCGGCACCGAGGAGGCCGCTGCGACCGTGACCGTCTGGGACGGCACTCGTGAGATCCCCGCATCCCTAGAGATTCAGGCCTAAGGAGAGATATGGCAGACGAGAAGCCTCAGACCGGGTACTGCGGACCGTCGCAGGTGACGATCAACATCGGCACGTCCGGCGTCAAGATCAACGACGAGGGCAAGCCCCAGGCGGGCCTGGACCCGGCCCAGTACGTGACCCGGAAGGACTTCCTGGACGCGCTCGAGCTGCGGCCCACGCGAGATCAGGTAGAGACCCAGATTGCTGGCGTCCGGGCGGACGCTGCGAATGCTTCTGCGGCTTCGGTCGCGGCTAAGGCTGCTGCGGAGGAGGCCCGGGCGCGGGCGGCGTCGGCCGACGGCGCGTCGTCAGATGCAGTGGCCAAGGTGAACGCCCTGTCGGCCACGGTGGCGGCCACCCCGCGCCTACTTCGCCTGGACCGCGGGGCTATCGTGCCTGAGGGGACACCGGTCGGCACGATCATCGTGCGCCCGGCGACGCCTATTAGCGGTGGCGAGAACTCGTTCCCGCCCGTGACTGAGTGGCCCGGCGTCACCGCCTCCCCTGCCGGCGAGGGGGTCATCGTCGACAGGGAGCACACCCCGCTCCACCCTGCGCCGGAGCAGATGCGCTCGGCCAAGGGGACGTGGGACATCGAGATCCGCTACTCCTACCACGGCTCCGGTGAGGGCGACGAGGAGGCCATGGTGCCTCTGCGGATAGGGCGCCCGCGGGGGGGGGGGGGCGGCGTGGGTGTGGGGCGGCGGGGGGGGGGGTGAGGCGTGGGCGTGGGGGCGTGGGCGCGGGGGGGGGCGGGGGGAGGACCTGATTGAGGTGCGCCGTGGCGAGGAGTTCGTGAAGTTCCGAGCGTTCCCGGGGGACAACAAGCTCTACAAGGCGAAGATCACCCCGATGGACGTCGACAAGCACATCGGCATGTTCAAATTCGCCGAGAAGTGGGGCCCCTACTTGGAGACTCCCGCCCCCGGCAAGGTGCCTGTCGTGATCCACGACATCAAGGTCACGAAGGCTGCCTGAGACGCCGAAAGGCCCCCCCCCCCCCCACGACGCGGGGGCGGCTCGCCCCCACCCCAACCCGAGCGGCCCC